ATATATGTAATTTTTCATAATTCACTTTCTCCTTTCCATAAAACTAAGTAGATACCGTAAATATCTGCTCATAGTTATTATACCAAGGAGAACACAAAAATACACACACAGAAAGGAGCCAGTATGGCAGAAACACTAAGAACCCACCGAGAACGGGCTAAACTTACCCAAAAAGAAGTTGCTGAGATGATTGGAGTAACTCCAAATACTATTAACAACTGGGAAAAAGATTCATCACATTTAAAAGATTTTTACACAAAAAAATTTATGGAAATCTACAAAGTAACTTACGATGATATTTTTTTAGGAAAAGAACACAGAATTTCTGTGCCTTTTACAAATAAACAAGCTAGCTAATTAGAAGGGCGAAACATGAACGAACAAGAAGTAACAGTTAAATCTTCACTTATCGAAGCAAATGAATTAATTAAAGCAGTATTCTCGGATTATGGAATTCAAAATAAAGATGGAGAGCAAATCACTCGAAAAGAATTTGCTGACCTAGTTGGTCAAAAGATTTGGCTAGCATCTGATATTTTAGGAATTGAATTAGATTAGGAGAAAACAATGAATCAATTAATTACAATCACACAAAATGAAAACAATGACCAAGTAGTAAGCGGTCGTGAATTACATGAATTTTTAGAAGTCAAAACTCCTTATCATATTTGGTTTGAAAGAATGGCAGAATATGGATTTACTGAAAACGTTGATTTTATAGGTTTTGAACAAAAAAGTTCAAAACTAGGTGGTCGTCCAAGTGTTGACCATGCGTTAAAAATTGACATGGCAAAAGAAATTTCCATGATTCAGCGTAATGAAAAAGGGAAACAAGCTCGTCAATATTTCATTGAAGTTGAAAAAGAACTTAAACAACAGCTTTTACCGCAAACTCCAGAACAACAAATCGCATTACTTGCTCAAGGTAACGTGAACTTGAACAAAAAGGTCGAACAAATTGAAAATTCAGTTCTTGATTTAACTGATCGATTCGGACTTCCATCAAATAAAGCTAAAGTTTTGCAAAAGAAAGTAGCAAGCAAAGTTTATATGTTTACTGGCGGTAAATATTCAAACGCTCATAAAAAATTAGGAGCTAAGGTATTCAGAGAGTTTTATAAAGATTTGAACAATCGCTTCGATGTTGTGAAATATAGCGATATTCCATTAAGCCGTTATGATGAAGCAACAGAATATCTTGACATGTGGCAACCATCGTTCAATACAACGCTTGAAATTCGTGGATTGAACTCACAAACCAGCTTTGACTTTGAAGCTTAGAAAGGAGTTCAGATGGAATATAAAGATGATGATTACTTGACTACTCAGCAAGTAGCGGAAAAGTTTTCCATCCATGACCAAACTGTTTATCGACGTAGAAAAGCGATGGAGCTTTTTCCGCAATTTAAGTCTGGTATTTTCATGAATGGACGGAGATTTCGATACAAAGAAATCAGAGACTTCATGCAGTTTGTAAATACTCCTGAGTATAAGCAAGAACTTAAAAAGCGTCAATCAGTTATCAAATAAGAAGAGGTACTCATGACCTACACATACATAGTCAACCCAGAAACGGGGGAAATCCTGTTTGACCTGGTTCACGACTTAATCACACAGAACATTAGAGCAATCAAACTCATTGCAAAGAAATTAAATGCGGTGCTCCGCTAGAAAGATTAACAGCCATGCTTGGATTTAAAACAAAAGAAGAAAGTGCGATTCTTGCTGACCATAATAATACGGTTAGAGATATTAAAGAGATGATGGCACTGATTGACCAAATGTCAACTACAATCGCAACACAAGCTCAAATGATTGATACAAGAGATCAATTGCTCGATGAAGCATATTTAAAACTTGAATCAGCCGAAACAGAATTAATTATTCG